CGAAAAACGCGCCATAGTGGAACTCCCCCAAGAACGAAACTGGGTACGGTGACAAACGTACGATGAGCTTCTGGTCCATGGCCAATTCTGCCATAGCCACAACCCTGGCTTCTGCGAGCCCCGAGAGGGGCAGTGCGACACAAACGGAGTCATCCCCGCAGTACACGCCGAGACACGAGAACGCCTCAGTCACTGACAACCCACAGCGGCGTAGAGCAACGAAATCACCAAAAGCCACCTTCAAGATATTCTTGAGAGTGGTGGCGCTGGTCCCAGAGATAAGTTCCCACCCGGCCGTATACCTGTACCCCTCTGCCATCTTGACCTTGAACCCAGCCGCCTCCTGTCGCAGTAAAACGCGCAGTGACGGCTTGTTGGGCCCAGTGATCAGTCCGAGCATGATAGGGTCAGTGATGTGGTCGCGGTGCCAACGTTTCTCTGAACCATCGCAATTGGTGATGTCGCCCTCATGGGCTTCTGTGAGCTTTGTGAACTTGAGACGGTCTCGCAACTCGTCGGGTACGCAAAGACCAGTGGAAACACTGTTTACTCGCTCTTCGACCTCAACAGGCGTACGACCACATCCAACCCAAGGGTGTCTGCCCTTAAGGTTGTTCATGATCGCAAGCGTGTAAGTGGCCAGCGGGGCATTGTGGTCGCCGTCGCAGTTGACGATCTGTCGCGGTTTGTACCCTGGTTCTCCCTTCATGAAACCACGCATCTCGCGTGGTTCATCTTGTGGTTGAACCTCGGTGTGTAAACCTGCAACAGTCGCCGCTTGCGTCGGACGTACCCACAGCTCCGCTAACTCACTGATCTCGAGCGGGGAAACCATGCCCTTCGCCTCGCCCACAACCAGGCGCACGAACTCGACGGCGTATGCACCCAAGTCCGGTTTGAACGAATGACCCGCGAATTTCTTCTGGGTATCCGCCACTCGGACCTGATGTGCCATCGCCGCGTTCGCCATGCACTTAGCTGGAACGGGGTTGGGGTGTGTGACCAAAGGTGGCGCGAACGCCACGGCTATCTCTCCGCCGGTGGTAGTGCTTCCTGGTGCCGCTGGGTGATCACACACGTAGTGCTCAACTTGGAGCAGCGGAGCAGCGGGCATCAGTTCCGTCACACCAGTGTTCTGAACGATGCTAACGCACCCGCTCGGCTCCCAGCCCTGTTGGAGTAAACCAAACAGGACCGGGGCCCAACGGATGCGCGCCTCTTTCGTACGCTGATTCTCCGAAACCGACATCCACTTTTCCACATCCACTACGTGCTTCAAACCCACCGCGGCTGCCTTCGCCTTCCAACCGGTGTAGTCAATCCTGCTAACCTCGAGTGCTTCAAAAGCGCCTGGACAAGAAATCGACAGCGTGCCATTACCACGATCAACCACCGCCACGTTACCGACCATGCACTCAAAACGCTTGAGCGGCTTGCGCGGGACCTGGTACCAATACGGGAAAGCTACGCTCGACCCGGGGAACAAACCGACAATCCGACGACCGCTCGGGCACCGCCGCTGCTCAACATAATATGTCAAGCAGTTGCCGTACCAGTCGATCACCGAAAGGTTGTCGTGGTTGTAGTCCCACAAGGGATGTTCGTAGCTCGCTCCGCCATTGACCAAGCACCGCACAACGCTGCCCTCGTAAGAGGCACAACCGGCAGTGTCAGTGTAGGACCCGTACGTGATCTCCCACGCCCCGTCTGAGTGAACTCCAGCCGCAGCATCCGCCACCATCGTGTACAACAGGATGGGCCTGCCGTAACACATCCAGCGACGGATGTCTGTGTAGTAGTCCACATCGACCATCACGATGACGTGCTCGTCCGTGACCTTGTCCATGTACAGCTGATCCTCCAACAAGTCTTTCGACATGTATGGAAGACGACAGCCGTCCACGTGTCCAGCAGAC